GTGAAGATCACTTCCGTATTTTCAGAAGTTACGGCCGTTGGGAACGCATCGGTGTAGTACTGACGCATACCAAAGATCGACGGCAACTCACCAGTCGAAATCACTCCGTTGTTACCGTATGCGCTGGCATCCTGCAATGCAGAATCCTTACGCAGAGCGGTGGCATATGCGGTCGTGTGGATGGCACTGATGCCACTTGATACGCCCTTGTCTAGCAACAATTTCAGCATGTCTGCCTGATCGTCCACGTCATAGTTCGCCGCAGCGATAACGCTTTCGTCACCAGCACCCGTGCCAATGTTAGCTTCGACAAAGTTGCCGAGAACGGCTTCCACAACAGTCTTGGCAACCGCATAGGCTGCTTCGCGACCCTGTGCAAGGAAACGCTCGGCGGTTGGGATGCCTTCTGTGTGCGGGTTTACAAACCAGCTTGAGAAGGTTGGCGCACCAATCGTGACGGATGTACCCGTGACGGTGGAGTTGCCGCTTTCAAACGTGCTTGAGTAAGTTCCGGCAGTCTTTGCGCTGACGACGGGAACGATAACAGAATCGCCCTTTGACAACGGTTTGTCCTGCGGTGCAAAAGACATCGCGTTCAGTGGCGATAGTCCGAGTTTCAGAGCGGGCAGAACTTCGTCCTGCAACATGCTCTGACTGATTGATGTTAGTGTATTAGCCATTTTATTTACCTTCTTTCTGTGCCGCGAATTGCGGCGGTTGTTTAATTATTCTTTAATGTCGTTAAGAATTGCGCGGCGGTTTGCGATCCAGAAGTCGCGTCGAGCTTGTCCTGATTCCATTCCTGCGTAGGTTTCACCAACGCTCATGGTCGTGTCGCCTTCTGCGTCGGCTTCGGCGCTTGCTTCTGCTGCATCGGCTTCGGCGTCTGCAATAGCTTGCACCTCGACCTGTGCATCAACCTTGGCGGCGTCAACGTATGCGGGGTCGGACAATTTCAACTCCAACGCTTTGATCTGGTCGTCATGCTTGGTTGCGGCTTCGGTCAAATCGTCAACCTTGGCTGTAGCGTCTGCGATGATTTCCTTGCTCGACTCAACGTCAGCAATAGCTTCGTCGCGTCCCTGTGTGAGTGCCAACACTTCGGCGTCACGTTCGGCGACAACTGCCTCAGATGCAACTAGCAAGGCTTGAGCCTCGTCAGCGTCGGCCAATGCCGTAATCTTGATTGCTTCAACCTCTACGATTGATGCGTCCAGTTCTGACTGGATGTCTTTGCGGGTCTTTTGTGTGCTCATTATTGCTCCTTGTAATTTTGTGCTGAACTCCAATAGGGCAGCAACTTCAATTTCTGCTTCTGGATCGTCAATAAGAACGTCCGCGAAGCCCATCTCTACTGCCTCTTTGCCTGTCAAAAAGGTTTCATCGTTAAGGATCTGCGCGATATCTTCCGCGCTTCGTCCTGTTTTTCTCATGTAAATTGATGCAATCGCCTGTTCGTGCTTGTCTAGGTCGTCGGCAGACTTTCGCATATCGTCGGCGTTACCTTCTGCCACGCTCCACGGTTTATGCAAAAACACCAAAGACGACTCATGCACATGAACTTCGTCAGCGGCCAACATCACGAATGATGCGGAACTTGCTGCGTACCCATCGACAATAGCAGTGACCTTGCCCGCCGAATAGTCCTTGAGTGCGTTGTGCATGGCAAGTCCGTCGCCGACACTTCCACCTGGCGAGTGGATTCTAACAGTGATGTCCTTTGATCCTTTTGGGATTTGGTCAAGGAACTCTTCTGCGCTGATTCCAAACATGCCTCCGATTGGTCCATATAGTTTGATTTCATCCATTTTTACCTCCGATTGTTTCGTCTGATCTGTCGCCGCTCAATGCGGTCCCGTCCTCGTCAACGGACAGTGTGATAGGACGACGCACGCCGTCGGACTCTGCCCAGTCTGCCTTGACTTGTTCTGACATCACGGGTAGCCCCATGAAGTCCCTTAGATACTCTTCGTCTGCCGTCTGTGGCGTAATGACACCAGCACGAACCCCGACGCCGTATGAGTCAAATACCGATTTTAGTTTTGTTATATCAGCCATTTATCAACCCCTGCGCCTTGCTTGGCGTCGTCTGGCAATGCTGGTCCTTCGCTACCTGCGGCACTAGCCTTAAACAGTTCACCCGCGTATTCTGAAAGCGTGACACCTATTTCGTCTGCTCTAGCCTTCATGTCTTTTACATCTCTGTCGTGGGCATCCAATAGCTGGTCGCGTGAACGTCCACTCTCGCGTCCCCAATCGCTCAACGAATCCTGACACGCGCCCCACTTCTTTACGTCTGCCGTAATCTCTTTGCCCTCATCAATCTGACGCAAATGCGGCAAACTCCATGTGCATTTGTTCCATTGGCTGCGACCATTCACCACGGGAGCGGGTCGTATGTCGCCTCGCGTGATTGCCTTTGCGATCTGCCAGTTGTAGACTCGTTGGTTCAGCACCTTGTTGCGCCATGCCCAGCGGTCGGTGAGGTATTGCAGGAAATCTGCCCGCGCTGCCCTGTTTGCGGTGTAGCTCCCGTTCGTGTAAATATGCAAAATAACTTCGACAGGAAGGCCCACGCCTGACCCAATTATCCGAGCCATGTGTTCCATGTATGGAACGTGCTGCGAGCCTGGGTTGTTCATGTTCGACAGTTGGAAATCTTCGCCAGGACTTCCCGTGGTCTTGAAGCGCAACCCGTAGTCTGCTTCCGAATGTTCGACCTGTTCACCCGTACCGCCACGCGACACAAGTTTTGACCCTGCGCCACCCGTCACCGCGCCGTTGCGTTCGACCGTGAACAGCATTGATTCAAATTTAATCTTGCTCTGTACGTTCTGGATTGTCTCGCCGTAGTCCTGCAAAGCACCTACTACCGAGTGCAATTCTGGCGCGGCCCGTAACATGCATGGTCGCCAGTATTTGGACGGAGCGAAGAAACCCGCGTTCTCTGGCAGGCGTGTGTACTTGCCGGACGCATCCCCGTCGGTTATGTAGTAATGCGTTACGCGATTGGTTGACTTGCCATCAACCCGTATGCCGTTCGTTATCAACTTGTCTGCACGCAGTTTTGATGGCGTCTGGATCTGCAAGCCTTCGTATGGAAACAACGAGTCGCCCATGATTGCAAAGAACATGTCGCCGCCAAGATAACTATATTTTGTCCAAAGAGTTTGCAGAGTTCCGAAGTCAACGCCAGGTCGCCTCCGAGCATCTGCCATGTTCCAGAATACGTCGTTAAAATACGACGTTGCTTCATCGTTGAAGGTGGTGTCCTCGGTTGCAGCAAGCGGCCTTGATTCCCCCATATAAGTTGGTATGACATCGACAATACTTTTGGTCATCGCATCATTTCGATACAACTGGAAAAGGTTTGCAATGATCTGATCGTAGGTGCCTGCGGTGACGTAGTCCTCTGGGTGACGGTCAATCCCCGTGTTGGCGCGGCGTCTGGTGTCCTGTCCTGCGTCGTATCCCTGCTGCTTCCAGTAGTTATACACGCCGATGTTGTGGCGCGAGATGGCGCGATCCTCTGCCAGCGTGGGCGATACCGCCTCGATTGCTTTGTCTAACCAGTTGAGAGCCATTATTGAGTCATCCCGCTAAGGTTCCAAAGGGCTGGCACCGTATCGAACGACGGAACGATTATGCCACCGAGTTTACAAATCCTCACAAAGTCTGCCATGTATCCGTCCGCTAGGGATTCCATGTCGTCGGCTTTGCGCTTGTTGATCGACACCCCTACGCCGTTGCTGTAGCTGTCAGCAGCCGATGCGGCAAGGTTGGCCGCTGCGCTCTTGGCGCTTGCCCAGTTATCAAGGGCAACGGTTGATGATTGTTTGAGTAGGGTCTCGGTTGCCGCCACGGTGTCGGTTATTGTGGCGATATAGGCGGAAAGCGTGGTTTTTAGCAGGGCGATATTGGCTTGAGTAGCTGCAACAGTCATGTGATTCTGTCTCCCATTTGTTGAAACGTAACAAAATGGTACAGCCAATGCAAATCTTTTTTGCACTTTTTAGAAAATGATTTCGCAGATTTGCAAGTATGGCAAACATCTCGACGCCCAATGTTGGAGTTTGCTAGGAAAACGAATAGCGCGATGCCTTGGCACGCCCTGTGCTATACAGTGATGCATGAATATAACGCACCCAATCAAAGACGGAACCTTGGCGACCATCTCCTTTGGTAGCCATACACTGCTGGCCACTATCAACCATGTGGACTCAGGGAACCCGCGCACTGCGTACTTTGTAAGTTGGTCGCGAGACGACAACCCAAAATACACCGCACCCGAACACAACTACTTTGCGGAGTGGAAGTCTATTTGCAGCGTCATACACAGGTCGCAAGTTCTATCTATACGATGAAGTTGTCGAACCGCGCCAAGGCAAACTGCATCGCCTCGCAATCGAACAGGTGGTCGTCGGTGAATCCCTTGCGGGTACGCCACTCACCGTCCACCTTCTCCGTGCTCATCACCTGGCGAACGTAGTCACGCTCTGGCATCCGGTAGACATGCCAAGCAAAAGGAGTCTCGCCACGCATCGCAGACAGCAACTTGCCGCGCATTATGTCGGTGTTCCACTCCAATCTGCTGTACTTTGACCCGTGCCTAGAGTTGCTTTTACGCCCTTCGGTGGGGTCCATGTTGTCGTAGAAGTGCAAGTCGCCCTTCATTGAGTCCGAACCTTTGAGCGCAATGGCCCCCGTGTCAGCGCAGAAGTCCACGACCTCACCAAACCGAGGGTGTATCTCCCCTGTGGTGCGTGACTTACCCCACCCACCTATGTCAATTCCTATGGCATTTGGCTTGGCACTCTCTACAATGCCTGTCAAATCTGTGAAGTTTGCAGCGTTTCCCCACGATTCAAGCCCTGTCTCGCAACGCTCGCCGCTATACATCCACCAACGAGTCACCCACCAGATGTGATACTTCTGAACGTCAGCCGTCAGGAACAAACCCTTTACCGCATTGTCTGGCACCACGATGGCAGGGCAATCGAAGAACGGTTCGCCTTTGACGTACTCAAGCTCGCGCCCTCTCAGGTTGGTGTGTGCTATCGTGTCACTGTTCGGCATGTCGCCCACGTCTGCCCAGTTTTCATAGAAGTATGAGCGCAATGCCTTGCCCCCTTTGCGCTTTGCTTCCAAGAAACGGTATGCCAACACACCAAAATCACCGTCAAGGAACGGCACCATAGGCCCAACGATCCAGCATCCCCGCACATGGGTCGGTGCGTTGGCGTTCGACGGCACCCATACGCCAGTGGCAGACAGGCTAACGCGGTCCTTGTTGTCAATCCTTGTGCCGTCTGGCGTGATGTAGTACGCCTCTGTCCGCACCCGCTCCAAGTTCCACTGCCCCGTCTCTTGGTCCCTCGCATCGTCTGGCCACTTCAACCCGTGCGGGTCTTTCGCCCCGCCGAACTCCCAGATGAACGGCGTGCCTGTCTTTGGGTCTTTCATCGTCCACAGGTTCTGGTCGGTCGCCTCGTATTCGCTGATAATTGGGTCTGTTTCCGCTCCGCGCCGTGTCGGGTCTGGTGAAGATAGCATGAATATAGTGTGGAATCTGTACGTCCCTGCACGTTTTCGCAGCATATCGGCAGCAAATTCTTTCCATGTGCTGAACTCATCTGCCACGATTGCCGCCCACCCGTCCTGTTTGAACGCTCCTTTTGCGTTGGGCCATGAGATGCGGAAGTCCATGCCTGCAAAACGTATGTCGTGCTCGGTTGATTGGGCCTGCTTGTACTTGCGCCAGGTGTCTTTACACACCGCCCACCCCCGTTTGATGCGGGATTTCATAAAGCGTTCGGCTAATAACTGGTCGGATGTCAGGTAGTATGTGGGCATTGGTGACACCGCCACGATCCAGCGTATCCACGTCAGCACAGCCTCGGACACACCAGCACGCGAACACTTACGCACCACGATTTCCCGCACCTCT